GATGTGTCGGGCTAATACCGGCACACGGTTCACTATCCACGGACGAGAGTTCAGGCTTATCAACGACGACTCTATTGAAGCGGTGGTCGAAGATCCCCGTGGTATCAGTCGGGTTAACTAAGGGGAATGACATGAGCGCAAACGCGCCTGTCGGGACCACACTGGCTATCTTGGAGCGCACCCTCAAGACCATGAGCGCAGTTCAGGCTCGGGTCCACTACTCCATGAAGCAGGAGTTCAAACTGCTGGCGGGCATCATCCGCGACTACGCTCCGACTGAGTATGAGTACGACCCTCAGTATGGCGACAAGCGTGCAAAGCAGGCTTTGAAGGATTTGCGTAAGACAGGCGTTGCCGAGATTCCAGTAAGCCGTCGCCAAGTTGACGCTCCGCTGGTTCAGGCTCTTACACCCGATGGCGACTTCTTCTTTCCGTCTTATGTGACTGATCCGCAGCGGTCCCCATTTTGCTTCTGGCGTACTTACTTTACTGCCCAAGAGCTGAAGAACAAGGTCGCCACCGAGGGCTGGGATGAGGACTGGGTGGATTACGTCATCGAGCACTACAAGGGCGTAAACGTGGACACCATTGGGCAGGAGAACAACACCCGCAAGACCCTGCTGTGGGATGATGTTGTTTATGAGGCCGACGAACTGATTGAGGTGGTCTACGGCTACCAGCGTTTGATTGACCAAATCGATAACTCCGAGGGTATCTACTGCACGGTGTTCCACCGCGAGCTTTCGGCCAAGATGGGCGACGTTAAGCCCTACGCCAAGTTTGAGCTGATGAACGGATACGAGGACTACCCCGTGGTTGTTACACGTCTTAGCGAGGCTTCTAAGCGCGTCTATGACGTGCAGAGCATGTCCGACCTGCTGCGTGGTGTCCAGTGGCAGGTTAAGGTGGAGCGCGATAGCCGCATTGACCGCAACTCGATGGCTACCATGCCGCCGATCATGCACCCGGTTGGCAACGCCCCCAGCGATTGGGGTCCGGGCCGATTTGTGCCATACCGTCGTGGCGGCGAGTTCCAGTTTGGGCCAATCCCACAGTACAACCCTGGATCTGTGGAGATGGAGCGGACTCTTATCGACGTGGCCGATCGACTGGTTGGCCTCAGCGCAAATGATCCACTGTCAGGCATCAAGCGTCAGTTCATCTTGGACAAGTTTTTGACGCACGTTCAGGAAGTGATTAAGATGACTTTCCGCTGTTTCCAGCGGTTTGGCCCTGATCAGGTGTTCTTCCGCGTTACCGGCGTGCCCGATCCAATGCGTTTTGACAAGGGCAACCCCGACGAGAACTTTGACATTGTAATTGGATACGATGTTCTCAACTCGGATCCAGAAACACAGGAGTCTAAGCTGAACCAGCTTGTGAGCCTGATGCAGCTTGATCGCAATGGGCGCATCAATCCAGACACCCTGATCGACATTGCCGCCAATGCCATTGATCCGATTGCCGCCGACGCCATCCTCCAGCCCGTGGAGCAGGCCCAGCAGCAGGTGGTTAAGAGCGTTACTGACGACCTTACCAAGATCTTTGCTGGCATTGAAATGCCTGCCCGTCCAAATGGGGCGCAGATTGCATTGCAGGTGCTACAGCAGTACGCCCAGCAGCCCGACGTGGCGCAGCGTTTGCAGCAGGACGAGTCGTTCCGGGCGCGTATGGAGAAGTACGCCGCCCAGTATACGTTCCAGATGCAGCAGGCGCAGAACGCCCAGATTGGTCGGATTGGAACCCAGCCAGCGGCTATGGGTAATGTGAACACACAGGCAATGCCGCAGCAGTAAATTATGGCACTAGAAAAATCGTTGGATCATCTGTCTCACGTTTCGCAGTTTGCGGACTTCTTGCAATCAATTAGCGAGGAGCGTGAGGCTTGTATTTCTGCATTGTTCAATGCTCCGTCTGAAAAGATGCAGCAAATCTCAGGACAAATTCTGGCATACGACCAAATCCTGAAGATGTGTAATGCAGAGGAAATCCTGTTTAGGAAGCGTCAGAGCAGCCAGTAAGCTGTTTTTATAATGCACCAAAAAGGTGCGTTATAATGGCGCATCGCAATCGCTCCGGCGAATAGAGAGCGCGAACTATGTCTAATGAAGTCCAATCACCCAACGCTGCGGGTGTTAAAAATGCAGTGGAACAGTCAGATAATCTTGCGTTTGGTATGTACGCACACCAACGCAGAGCGGCCAAAGCGGGAGTTATCGGCGAGCCTAAAATTAGCTCCGAGGTAATTAACGCCAAGGCTACACAGCCTGTAAAGCGAGTTGTTATTTCTTTGCGTTTCTGCCTTATCCAATTCTATCACTAGGTATTGCTGGGCAACCTGCTCTTCAGCCATGGCCTTTTCAATCTGGCCGTCCATCCGCAGGAAGTCCGCATAAGCCGCATGGGCCACATACTGGAAGAACTCGTCTGGAATGTCAGTCGAATTTACCGTAAATGGGCCACCCCACGCCTTGATAAAGCCAACCCAAAATCCGTCAAGGCTGCTATAGTTGTTGATGACGTGGGCACCATCCGAGTCCACATAGAACTCGTACTCATTGGCCGAAACCATATTCAGGGGGTTGTTCGCCCAAATGCGGTTAAAGGACTCAATCGCGGGGACCGCTACCGCAATGACCGTGCCCGTGCCCGTGTACGTCTCCGTACCAGTGCCAGTGGTCAGTTCATAGGTGAACGTGTCATTGGCAACCGTTGTCGTGTCCACGCCCGTAACCTGAAACGTACCGTTGGGCGTAACCGTTCCAGACAGCCCAGCAACCGTAACGTACATCCCATCAACAAAGTCTACCGCAGCAGAGCACACAACCGTAACCGTTGTTCCGCTGCGCGTTGCCGATGTAATCGACTTGCTGGCCGGGGTAAACGTCGTGGCAATAACGCCATTGGTTGCAGGACGCGCCTGAGCACCCACAATGTAGCGAGGCCACACCTGACTAGAACCGTAAGCCTGCCGGATACGGCGGTTTACAAAGTTCAGGATGCTGGTCTGCTCGCTGCTCGTAAAGTTTGAGACGCCACAAAGCGACTTAATCAAACTAAAGAGGTCAGTGTAGGTTCTATTGGTCACAGTTTATTGGGCGAAAGGTGGGGGAACTTCTTCTGGAAATACTTCATAAACTCGCGGGAATGCAGCTCCTTGTGGCCGTACTTCTGCTGCATGCGGAAGAACTCCCACTCAGGGATAACGCCAATGCAGCGTCCAAGACCGGGCAAATCCTTCTTCTGGACCCGCTCCTTAGCCTGTTCCGCAGCCTGAATCTCTTTGGCACGCTCCATCTCTTTCTTGAGCTGCATGCCGGTCTTAATCTCACGGATCAGGGCATCATGAATCTGCCCGTCGTGATAGCGAGGAAACGATGTGATTAACTCCATAAAAAAGGGGCCACCCGTATAGGTGGCCCCCATTATAACAGACTCCTGATTCCTTAGACTCGGGAGAAGTCGATCACCTGAAGGGCGATCACAATCTCACCAGCCGTAATGGAAGCAATGGCTGCGTCATTGACCTCAATGACAACGTTTGTCGCTGTGGAAACAATCGAGACTGGCAGAACGCCACCCTTGATGGTTGTAGTGCCAGCGGACTGAACGAACGCATCGCCAGTGTTGGCGATGGGCGCGGTCATGGCGTCAACGTCCAGAGCGTCAATGAACTCGTCCGGGTCGGCCAGAGTTGTGCCAACGTCAATCACAAGAGAAGTCGAGCCAACAATGGCCGTCTTCTCCCAGACTACGCAGGACAGAACGCCGGAACCAGCTGGGAGCTTGAACAGGTTCTTCTGGCCACCGTTACCGATGGCAATCAGATCCGTGAAGGACAGCTTAGCAACATAGTTGATAAGCGTACCAGCAGACTCATTAACTGTGAGTTGGGGCATTTGGTTTATTAGCTGAGGGCTGTGATCTTGCCGTGGGCACCGGGATGGTTGACCAGCAGCGTGAGGGTTGTGTCAACGTAACCACGCTCGCCACCGCCGAGGTTCGGCAGGCGGGTAGAACCGAGGCCGATCAGCTCCGCCACACCGTAGTAGTCGGGGTTGATCAGGTAGCCACTGTCCTTGTTGGTGGTGTCCGGGGCGCAATCAGCGTTCATGTTGACGATGCTGACCATACCATGGTCAGACTGGTACATTTCAACCGACAGCTTGATCGTCTTGCTGTCAGCCGACTGCGTAATCTGACGGTACACCGTGTTGCTGCTGCCGGAGGTGCGGGCATAGTCAGAAA